AACTCATCAACAATAATGATAGCATTATCCAATGTAGTTCCACGAATAAATGATGTGGACCAAAATGAAATTGTTCCTTGTGTCTTTAGGTTGCCATACAACATCTCAAAGTCTGCTTCCGTAGGCAATTCAAACATAGATTTAACCATATTTTTATATGGAATCTGATAAAGAGAAGATTTATCTTCATGATCTCCAGGAAGAAATCCAATCTCTCTAGTAGCAACAAGTGATCTAACTAAGTAAATCTTTTCATATGGTGATCTTACATCAAGAACTTCTTTTAGAGCATTATACAATGTAATGAATGTTTTACCAGTGCCTGCTGCACCATAAGCAACTAGGTTCTGATCATTTTTATAGCAACGAAAGAGTTCTTCTTGATTATTTGTAAGAGGTTCGATCTGTTTCATCAGATCGGAATTAATTGGTTTCTTTCTTTTCATATGCTTATTACTCATTCCAAATGGAACAGGTGACTTTGATTTTTTTGCTGGCATAAGAAACTTTAGACAGGGCGAACGTTGGAACCAGGCATTTTGGATGCCTTGCGAAGTACTTCATTCCATCCTGGATGAGACTTCTTCAATTTATCATAAACTTCTCCAACCTCTCCTACGCCAGGAATAGTTGAAGGGTCTGAATAGTCTCTTGTCCAGTCTGGATTATCTGTACGCCACTGGTCCCAATCATGGACGCTCATCTTTACTTCTTTCTGCTCACCAGTCTCAGTGTTTATCACAGGATACGTTGCCATAAAATATATCTAATAGTACAAATATTTATACCCATTCCATTGCTTCCGCAACAGTAGGGAACTGAGTATTAAATACTACCTTACAATTATTGGCAATGTCCATATGCTCCTTCTGTGTGCCATTAGCAGAACGCAAAGATATATAATGGATCCAAGAACGACATGAACCTGTCATGTATATTCTAGTAGGAACTGCCGCAGGAAGCACAGAACGAGCACACTCCTTTGCAATACCACGATTAAGCATTTGAGTATATAATGCTTCTGCAGAACTAAACAGCGTTTGAATCTGCCTCTCTACATTTTGCTTCTCAAATTCATCAAGATCATCAATAGAATTCTGCCTGTTCTTAGTATCCTGACGACGAAGTTCAGGAATCTCTAAAGTTCCCAATTGTGTGCTATCAGCATAACGTTGCGAAAATTCCTGAAATGTGAAGCTACGATGACGCAATATCTGCGGGGAGATACTGCGAGTGGTATTAATCTCAAGTGTCATGAACGCATGTTCAAAAATAGACCAGTGCTCATGCTTAATACAGTATCTGAGCAAACCAGCAGCAGTATCAAAGTTCAACTGGTTATTTGGATTAGATACCCTAGCAATGTAGGAAATAACTTCTTGTGCATTCTTTTCAATTAATTCACCAGCACCTTGAGTGATTGCAACCAATTTAACTTGTTCTTTCATGATTCCTTTTTACTTTCCTTACGAACCTTCTTCATTTCCTTTACTTCACTTTTTATCATTTGATAAGCATCATCCTGAGAACATTTTCCAGATGCTTCCATCGCAGCAATGATTTCGACTCTAGTTCCAAAATGCTGCAATGCTTTTTCAAAGTCATTTAGTTCTTCATACATCTTTCATTACCTCATTCATCATCTTCAAATACTTCATCATAGTCGGCAAGTGGATAATATTCATCATCAAAATTATCCCGCTTATCTACATATGCAGCAGGATCAGAATAAATTTCAGACTCTAAAACATCCACTAAAGATTTTAAATTCTTTACAATAAGTTTGAGTTTCTCTTTATCCATACAAAAAATGGGAGGTTACCCTCCCATTGTATCAGTATTCAATTTGTAAGTCAATCACTTAGTGTAAGAAACACCACGATAACAATAGTTAGCATGAGTTTCTTTTGGTGCAATCACTGTGCGATGAGTTACTACACCACGATATGTAGTGTGAGCAATCTGCGCGTCGTGAAGTGCTGCAGCTTTTTCGATCTGCTTTTTGATAATTTGAAGGGTATTCATTGTAGGTCTCCTGAAGTTGGGTGAAAATTAACCTTCTCAGCTTTCGCTGGATCCGTTTTTTCCCGTTCCTTCAGTCGTTTGCGTCTCCGAAGAGATGAACGATCCGTTCCGCGACTTACTTGCGTCTCACCGAAGTGAGATGAACGATGAGTCTATTATAGACTACATAATTTATTTAGTCAAGTGGAAATATTTTTTGTAATACTTTCTTTTCATTTTAGTAAGAGACTCCACCTCCTCCTCTGTGCCCTCCAGACACTCCAAAATATAAAGAGACCCCTCTAACTCGCTGACCAATCTCAGCAGGGTTGTGGGGTCTTCTGGGTCTACATTCCATTTCTTTTTCATCGGTCAACTGAACCCATCCAATGATTATCTGCTTCCAACTTCTTGATAATATACTCACAAGCAAGTTCTGGGCGGGCATCACCACAGGTGTAAACATCAACTGCTGCTTCTCCCTTTTCTGGCCATGTGTGAATAGAGATATGACTTTCCGAAAGCAAAGCCAAAATAGTTACTCCTTGAGGATGAAATTGTTTTGATATTACATCAACAAGAGTTGCCTTACAAGACAAAACTGCTTCGCAAATCGCCATCTTCAAAAATCTTTCATTATTAAGTAGTTCATATGGACATCCATATAAATTCAACATGTAATGTTTGCCCATCAATCAATCGGATCTTCTTCCGCTTCTCTAGTCAACTGGTCAATGACAGTGTCTTTACCATCCAACTTTTCAATAGTAAAAAGATTTGATTTTTTGTATTTTTTCAGTCTTTTATATTCTTTCAATAAAATATCAATCTGTTCTTTAGGAACTTCAAACTCAACATCAAATCCTTTACTCATTTCCTTTTCTTCTCCTCAGGTTTTTTATAACCCCACATCTTAGGGTTGACTGATCCATAACCAAAGTCAATACTTTGAACTGAATTAGAACCATACTTATCGTAGTAAAAGTCAAAGATGTCTACGACCTTACGTCCACGGGTAAGGTCCAAACAGTTTTTACCATCCTTTATATATCGCACAATACGTGCATCGGTTGGAAATGATTTATCTTTTACGGTTTCAAGTTCAGCATCCTCAAGGATAATATGCAATCCATAATCTTTTGGTTCAGGATTAGAACTCTTATCCATTTCTTTTACCTCTGGCGATGGTGTATTACCAAGTTCGTTTGCCATTTAGGATCTTCCTCCCCATTGAATATCAGGAAATGCCTCCCGCACCACATCATATGTAATCTTATATTTTGTTTGTAGTGCTTTGTCTTTTACCAAACATAAAATCTCTGCCTCTTCAGGATGAAGACCTTCAAGAATCTGAATGAACATCGTTTCTCTACGAAGCGAAGAGAGACTATCATTGCCCCCCTTCACAAAGTTATAGAGTTGTTGATACTCACGTCGGAGAGAAGTATGGTCTGTCCCAACAGGTACTTCATTCTTCTTATAGGGAACTTCCCCTTCAGGAATCAGAGAGATTACCGTGTCATCAAAGTTCCAAATGAAGAGACTCTTCAAGGCATCAGACGAATACTCCTGAAGAACCTCTACTTTCTTCGCTTTAGAACGTTGCTTTCCAGCAAGTTCAAGAACTTCATGAATAAATGGATTTGGTGGAAGTTTAACCTTCGTCGTCTTCGATGTAGTCGTCATAACTGTTTTCAAATCGTACTGCTAAAATTTCATCGGGAAGAACATTGCCATCTGCATCAAACATTTCTGGGTGAGTGATGATAGGTGCTGTGTTATAAAAGTGCTCCTTCGCTAACCATCCTACCATACCTCCAACAAAAAAGAACATGACAGATATTAATGTTCCAACGGTGAGTGCTACTGCTAACATCGTTTCTCTCCTACTTTTTTCTAATATCCAAGTAGAAGTTTAGATGAATAACAATTTCTCTCTTGAGAAAAGAAACCATTTTACCAAACTTTACCTGGAAAGTTTTCTGGGGATCTGGTTTTTTCCTCCTGCTGCGTAACAGCAACTCCACGCCCCGATTTATGTGGGGTTCTGGATTATTTAGTAGGTCTTCGTTTTTTTCTTCCGGGTTTCTTGTCATACTCATATTGACATGCATCTGCAATTATACTTTGAAGAAAGTTTTTAATCTTTCTTGCTTCGGGTTTGCCAAGATAACCATATGCCTCACGGATTTGTTTATGCATATCATCAGAACCACCTTCAAGGTAATCCTCAAGATCATATACCGTTAGGTTAATGTTCTTGGCAGTCTCACTATCAAGAAACTCTCTAGCGTCACGCTTAGTTGCCTTGACTGCTTTGAGGTACTCATACATATTCAATCTAATTTTACCCTTGAAGGCATCGTCAACAGATCTTTCTACTACAGTGATGAGTTCCCATGTCTCTTCCATTGATTTACACTAGATTGTTTTCTTTCAAATAACGAACTGTCTCCTGACATCCACCAAGAAGTTCATCATTATATGTAACTCTTGGGAATGTAGAACCCTCTCCAAACTTTTCATAGAATTCTGAATACTCATAATCTCTACCAAGTTTATACTCTACGTATTGGAGTTCCGCCAATGCTAACATATTAGTTGCCTTAGTACAATAAGGGGCAACCAACCTTTGTGTAGACAACAAATACGTTTTTGTTCATAATAGAATAGGAATTGTGGTTATTTATTTTCTGGTGCTTTTGAAGGGTCGAATGGTGAGCGACTCCTGTTTTTAATGATAATGAATGCGTCTTTGTTGTACTTTCTTGTACCCTTAAGTGGTGCCCACTTGGTTCCCGCACCATCAATCTCATACACAGAAGTACCACCGACCTCTACAGCAACATCATCATAACATTCCCAACCCAATGCTGCAATAGTTTTAGCAAGGTCTACTGATACGGTCTTCATTACGGCTGCTGACTTACGGTGTGCTGCTATGTTTTCATTCATGACGTGTTCTTCTGGTTCTAGATTTCCTTGCATAAAAAGAGGGTCTTTAGACCCTCTTAGTATATCACTCCTTATCCTTGTTGTAAAGGTCTTCTAATTTCTCTCTTGAAAGATCCACATACATGACTTCATCACCAGCATCAGGTGCTTCTGGATGCTTTGGTTTTGGTTTATCCATTTCTTTGTTTATTGATTGAATGTTACCCCACATCATTGCAAAGGCTCCACCAGCAATAATGGCAAAACAAACGAAATAAAGAAAGATTTCAAAGTTATTCATTGTCCGACTCCATATCATCAACAAGTTCTTTCAATCTTTTGAGAACATCCTCAGCAGGATAAGTTTTCACTTTACCAGTATCAATATCATCCATCCTCTGATAGAATTCTTCAAGGAACTCTTTCGGGTATGTGTCATCCAGGTTGATAGATGCCCAGAACCATTCATAACACTCTTGCTCTGGATCATCCTCCTCCAAGAGAGCATATCCCTCATAGTTGTTGGTCATTAGGTCTGCCCAATACCCGAAGTTATAAGTCCAGGACTGAACCCAAGCACGAAGCAGATGTTTTGTGATGTAATCAAAGTGAGTCATTGTTCTGATGACTCTCCAATGCTTCTTTGAGTGCTTCAGTTACACTCTCTTTGAATGAACGATGGGGGATGAAGATGTCATCATCATCAGTCTTATAGTCCTGGTGTGTTTCTTTGAACTGACGCTCACATTCATAGACAAGATTGGATACGATATCGTTGATCACTCCAAGTGTATGTGGTGTGAGTTGCTCCCATGATTTATATTCAGGGAACAAATCATTCTTAACACGATTGAGCATTGCTCGCTTACATTGCCATTGGTCATCAAAGATGTTGAGAAACTCTTGCCAATCGTCTTGGGATTTGAAATTAGGAATAGTCATTGTTCGTATTCAGTCATTTGATTCATTTGCCAACTCCTTCATACCATTATCATTCTCTTGGTAGAGTTTGTCAAGTGCTTTCAGTGCTTGTTCTTCATTTTGTTGTGGACGCATTGCTTCTGACAAAGCATTTACTTGGTCAGGATAAAGATACTTATAAGACCAATTGAGCACCTGC